TTAGAAGCATAATCTTCGGCAAACTTGGTTCTAGCCATATTTGCATTAGAACCGCCACCGCCTACGTTTACGTTTTCGCTAGTAGCTCCCAATCCTTCATTTTTCATAAATTGATAATTTGGAGATAAATTAGAATACAAATCAGCAGCAGTAAACTGTTGATTAAAATAAGGATTATTAGCAGTAAGACTACTTAAAGGGGTTGTTCCATAATTTGCATATGGAGTAAATTGCTGAGAAGCAGTTTGACCAGCAGCTAATAAAGCTCCTTGATTTTGCGTTGCAGCATTAGCTTGAGTTTGTGCAGCACTTTGTTGTCCTTGCGAACTTAACAAAGCTCCACCCAAAATAGCTCCGCCTCCAATGACTGCTGCTGTTATTCCACCTGCCATAATGCTTCTCCCTAATCACTAAAACCGAGATTATTAGCTAATAACATTTTAATGCCATTAGCAAGTTTTTCGGTATCTTTTTGTTCAGTTTTAACTTCTAAAGCCATGCGATTAGACATTAATCCACATTCAGGAATAATGTATAACCTATCTTCTATTGTTGCTATATCGGTACAATCATCTGGATTTTCATAAATATCAATCCAAATTAATTCTTCTTCAAATACTCGCCCAACTCGCTTAATTCCTGCTGGAGCATCAAATTCCAAAGGAGCTGTCAAAGTCTTAATTTCATCGCCTATATTTACAGCTATTGTGCCTTTTTCAAGCTTTACTTTATATGGCGTTTTATGTTCTGCTCCAACAATGACCGACCAAGGAGGAGCAATCATTGTGCGAATATATTTACCAGGTTCAAAATCATGCAAAAATTTAACATCGGCTTGAGGCATCTGTAAAAGAGCCTCTTGAAGTCGTTCTACTTTTTCCCTTAATTGAATTACTGGAAGGGATTGTTTTTCAATTAATTGAGTATTCAAAACTGGCCTCCTCCGATTCCTAATAAGGCAGTTAAACTTGTAAATACGCCTGTAGATGGGGTTATATCTCCAATAGGAGTGTTATTAATATCCCCACCATTAACAATAATATAGTTTACTGTTTGACTAACTGTATTAGGGTTTTGAAGCCAAATAAGCCATTCCCTAGCTGGCCTTTGAGTTAAAGGATCTAGAAAAGGGCTTTGCGGATACTTAACATTGGTATTAATTGGCCCAGTAGCCATTAGTTTTCTCCACCTTCAGCCTTTAGGTTAGCGGAAACAATAACGGCTTTAATTGGATCGGAAACGGCTACTTCAAAAATTCTATCTCTTGACCAGCCTAATCTGCGCCAAATAGCACGATTATTATATTTGCCGATTTTACCAATAGATACCCAATGCTCATTAGACCATGTAGAACCACCATCAGATGACCAACGAAGCATAGCTTGTGGATCATAGCCAACACCACCTAAATATCCATCTGTGGTTAAATTATTGCCATCTTCAGTAATTAAATACAAGCCATTTTCAGTTATCAAATCTTCAATAATGTAGCTTGGATTTGTTGATAAACCTACTCCTGGCTGAAACTGAATCTGCATTTCAGCAAAATATTCTCTTTGAAGGTCTGTAACTAAATGAGGGCATCTACGCAATCTACGGATGGTATTGCCATCTTCTGTATAAACTTCATTATCAAGCTGGTAAATCTTGCCGTTTTCGTAATCGCCTACTAAATAGACATTTCCAAAAAAAGCGCCACAATTTGAACGATGACGATGGTATCCAGATACAGGATTCCAAGAAAGCCATTTATGCCAAACTTTAGTGGTTAAGTCATAAACCCAAGTTAAATCAATAGAAGGAAATACGACCACATACATTTCATGGCCTTCTAAACGATAGGTATAAGATTTAGCATCGTCAATCTTTTGATTCATCAAAGATTGTTCAACGGCATGATTTGACAATCTGACAAAAGTATAGCCTTGCACCGCACCAATAATGCCTTGACCACGAGCATCTTGAGAAACAAACATAAGCTGTTCTTCAAACTGATATACGCTGTTTACCGCAGCGCATCCATGTTGCATCATAGTGCCTGAAATACGGCTAAATGGGAAAGTCGTTAATCCTTGAATTTGACTTCCAACATCTACCCAAACTTCAGTAGTTTGCGATCCAAATAAGTAAACTTGCCTATGATCAGCAACTACCGCTACGATAGGATCAGGCTCACCATCCTTTGTGCCGTAATAAGCATTAGTGGAATAAGGTGAAGAAATATCAGTTGCAGCCCAGTTATTAGTGCCAGGTTCGTTGTAAATGTTATAGTTGTCGATTACGTCAACAGTTGTAGCACCCTGCCAAGGGCCATCTGTAGAAGCTAATTGAGTAAATACATTGGTGGATGGCACATAAAAATAACGATTAGGGCCATCGACAATATAAGCAAAAATGCCGTCTTGCGGATCTCGATTGTAGGAAATCTGACAGTTTCCGCTTGTAGTGCTTAAAGTTCCAATTTGAGTAACTGTATAAGACAAATCAATCTTATAAACCCCACTATCACAAACCGCAATCATAATAAATGGATTTGTTCCAAATAAAGGCTGCATTGCTCTTACTTCACTTCCAGGAAGCTGTGCTACTGTTACAAGACCTGGAGTTGGATATAAAGCTGTTGCGCCCCTAGTTCCTTGACCTTTATTAGGATCAATTTCTAGGTAAAAGTTAATACATTCCTGATCATCTTGATAGATGGAAGGAGCTTCATAAGAAGGGCCAACAAAGCCAAAATCTGCCATATTAGTAAGATGGATACCATTTAGAAGCAGTTGCATCAAAAGTCATAATTAATGCTTTTCCTACTACTGCTGTTGATGCTAAAGCAATATTTCCTGCTGTTGTTGTAGTAAAAATACCAGTAGGAATTAAAGTAATTTGACCGCCAGCAGCAGAAATTGGAGTAGGCGCAGTAATTGTGTTTATTGCCGTTGTTCCTGAAATAAAAACAATAGAAGTAGTGGGAGCAATAGTTGTAGCACTTGCAATAGTTGGTGCTGCTGCTGAAGTTGCTATTAATCCTGAATACTTTAAGCCAGCAAAAGTAGGCAAAGTTGCAAAAACCAAAGAGCCTGATCCAGTTTCATCAGTAACCGCAGCAGCTAAATTAGCACTTGTTGGAGTTGCCAAAAATGTTGCAATACCAGAACCAAAACCTGATATTCCTGAAGCGACAGGCAAGCCTGTGCAGTTTGTCAAAGTTCCGCTTTGAGGAGCTCCCAATTTAGGGGTTACTAAAGTTGAATTAGTAAATAAAGCTGCATTAGTTAATTGTGAAGTAACTCCGCTTTGAACAATAGGAATTAAATCAGCAGTTGTAGCCGTTGGAGCAACTGGAAGTTGGGATATAGCAATATTTGTCATAATTTATCTTTATCTAAAAAAGCCACCACTTAAAATCCATCCAGCATCTTTAGCTCTGCCAACAAGCATAGAATCTGGATAACTAGCAGCAGCAATCGGCCTCATATTGTTGCGTTTGATAGTGGATTTGGATTGAGCTGCATAAGCATTAATCATCGCTATTTGCGTTGCAGAGGCTTTGCCATACATTGGCATCAATCGTTCTGCCAAATTCCATCTAAGAGCCATTGAATATCCCTGTGGAAGCACAATATCGTCATACAAGGTTTCATAGTTGCTAAAAATGGTAGATGAGAACATATGCATCTCACCTTGGGCTGGATTAGGCCATACGAATAGGTTTCCAGATTCAGCATTTGGATTGTAATAAAGGGCTTTAGGCCAAGGGCCATTCAAAGTCTTTAAACCAATTTGATTGTAGTTATCCAAAGACAAGACGGCAACTTGATAGTCTAAGCCACCATTTTGAATAGGCGCACCATTGGAATTGGTATTAATACGAACATAAGCCTGATCAATAAACAATGGCTTTTGATAGTAAGCAGTAATAAGCTGAGAAGTAACTGGAGTTGGATAAACAACATTTAGCTTATAAGTACCAACTTCATTGACCTGACCACCAGCACCAGTAATAAATTCAACAATCTTAGTTCCAGCAATAATTCCTGTACCTTTTAAAGTTTGGCCTTGAGCAACTGCGCCTGTAGAAAGACCAGTTACAGTCAAAATATCGCCAGTAATAGAGCCTGTAAAACTAGCTCCAATATAGTTTGCAGTAGATGGAGTAGGGCCAATAGTGTATTGAACCTGACCGCTAATCAATGGAAATATGATTTCTGTAGTGTTAAACACCATCATATCTTCGTTTGACCATTGATCAATCAGGTCATTAAGCATATCAAAAGCATCTTGAGCTGCATCAGCCGTTGGAACTTCTCCAGCTTCTAATGCGCCAATATCTTTTAATGCTCTGCTAATAATATCTAATGGCTTTGTCATTGTGTAAACTCCACAATATCTCCAACATTTAAACCGCTTACAAATGTAACTGTGGTGGAATTTGTTTCGTTATAGTTTAATGTAATAACTTGTTTACTGCCGTTTACATATACTTTTAAGTTGTTTGTTCCGACCACATAAGCAAATGGTACTGTTATAACTGTTTGTCCTTGAGTAGCAGTAACATATCCTTCGCCACCTGATCCAGTACCATTAATATTGTCATAAGTAGCAATTAAGACATTGTTAGCATCATTAACTACAAATTTATAAGAATAGCCAATAGTTAACCAAATTTCGCCTGTAGGAACTCTTCCAGAGGCATTTAAAACAATAGGATTTGGCTGGGGAATATTTCCTAATGCGCTTGTATATGTTGCCAGTTGAGTTGATGTTCCTGCTGCGTATGTATAAATAAGACCACCAGCAAGGGGTACACCATTATTGTCAAATAACTGTGCGCCAGCTCCATAAACAGGGGAAAGATTGACTGCCATATTAAAGCTCCTAATTAGGTATAAAAACTTGAGGAAGCCAAGGCGCAATAACAGTCTTTTCAGAATTGACCACATTCAACTGTTCCTCTAGTCTAGATTTTATAAGGTTTACTCCGTCTTTCATAGTTTCTTGTTCAATCCAAGAAACTACCATTTCTTCTGTAACTTGATCAAAAGGCACTTTAGCTTCTGTGCCGTTGAACCACCAATTACCTTCAGTTTCTACAATCTGATCTTGATCAGAAAGTTCCACTTTATATTTGGCATGAGTAATCAGGCCATCTTTGGCAGAAATATCAAGAATTGACCATGTATAGTTCATTTTATTTGCAACACTTCATATAAAGGTTGACGTTGTTCTTTAACTTCTTCTACAGTTGGGATTACAGGCAATTCATTGTCTGATAAAGTTTTTGTGCTTGGTTCTGCCATGATTTTTCCTTATTGTCCGTTATCGTGGACTGTAATAAACATTGTGTAAGTTCCTGCAGCAACAGCAGCCGTTGCTAAAAAACAAACAACACCTTGATATGGATAAGGTTGTTGGCTATTAGGACCACCACCATTTGAACCAGTACTATCTTCACAAGCATATTGCACAACCATTGGAGCAGCCCAAAAAGGTTCTACAGTTATTTTTGGATAATAATTTGTCATCAATGGATGGTAAAAAAATCCTAATTGAGTTGAGCCAGCAGCTAAACCTCCAGAAGGAATAGTGATAGATGCAGTAAATCTGTTACCCAAAACTGGATTTCCACCATTAAATGTAGAAATTGTATTTACAGCACTTGTTAATGGTACTGGTGTTTGTGTAGCTTCAATATAACCACCGCCACCACTTGCTATATTAAAAATACGATTGCCTACACCAAATAATTGATTTTTTGCATAAGCAGGAGTTGAAACAAATGCTAATTTATAAGTTCCCCCATTGCCTGTTCCAGTAATGTATGCATCCATACCATCAAAATAACCAAAACAATTTACATAAAAACGAGTTGGTGGAAGTTGATTTTGACCATGAATACCAACAGACCCTGTTATGTTTACCAAATCAATAGCAAATACATTAATTTGAGTATCATCCCAAGGAATGTTTAATCCAAGACTTCCACCATTTGTATCAAAAAATGTCACTCCATATAAACAATTAACAATAAAATTTCCATTAATTATGTTGCCTTGCATTAAAGTGCCAGATAAAGTTGTTGCCAAATAATCAAAAAGAACGCCACTATAAGTTACAGAAGAAATAGAAGTAAAATTGATTGTATTGTCAGCACAAGATTTATTAGTGTTATCAACTCTTAAAACAATACCTTGATCGCCACCGCCAACTGAAGCAATGTAAATATTTGCCAAATTTGCACCATACAAAACAAGACTTGCTTTACCACCAGTAATTGAAGGAATATATTGATAGCCTTTATTCCAATTTCCACTAGTTAAAGTAAGCGCATCAAAAGTGTTGCCACTAGCTTGAATTACAGCATTTGCAGCGCAATTAAAACCACAATTAGGACCAGCAGTTAATCCAGCAGTTATTTTGTAATTTCCATCTGGAAAATAAATTGTTTTTGTACTTGCTGTTCCATAATCTAAGGCAGCCTGAATTGAAACAGTATCATCAGTTGTTCCATCTCCTGTTGCTCCAAAATCAAAAACTGAAATAAAATCAGATAATTTTTGATTAATTGGTCTATTTATTGCGCCTAATGGAGTTGATGTTCCATTTTTTAAATCAA